AAGCCAACCAATGCGCTCAACGCTCCTTGCGCAGTATTCGCCCCCGTCCCACCACTCGCAATAGGAATCGGTGCAGACAGTCCCGTAATCGTCCCACCCGTAATAGCCGCGTGAGGAATCGACGCCGTTCCGTTCACCGCAATATTGTTGTAAGTTGGACTCGGATAACTCTGGCCGAACGCCAGAGACGAGAAAGCCAGTAGCAGGAATAGGACTTTTTTCATGATTGCGCGAGGGTGCCGTTGTTATTCCAAAGGACGCCAGCGGTGCCGGGCAGCGTCGTCGGCAGGCTGTTAAACCAGACTAGCATAGCCGCGGCGACGTCCGTGTTATTGAGCACGGAACCGAACGCCGTATTCAGTTCGGCCGCCGTGAGTATTTGTCCGTCTACAAATCCCGGTGATGACATTTTCTTATCCTAAAATCGATCTGCCGAGGGTGAAGTCGATGCCAAGTCGCCCCGGCGAGCCAGACACGAAAGCTAGCTCACCAACGGATTCACTTTCCGGCGGGTTGCCGTAACAGAGCACGTAGCGCGTGCCGAAGCCAGTCCAGAACGGGTCGGACTGACCTTGCAAATCCGCGAAGAACAGTGCCTGCGGCATGCCATTGTATTCCGCCGAATTGATGTTCGTGCGGTCGAGGCATAGCCGGCTCGTCGCCACTGCGGCGCCTGCGTAAATCACGGTCATGAACAGCCCGTAGTCGGTCGTTTTTAGCGTGACCTGCGTAGACTGGTTATCCAGGATGCACGTGAAAGACTGATTCGCCTGAGGCTGAACGGGGATGACCGTGTATGTCACGTCGACGGGCTCCAATGCGACGCGCCGCCCATGCGCACGCCGGCCCACATAAGCCATGCCTTGAACGCCGAGACGCCTGAGACTTTCGCGGCCTCCTGCAACACGGCGTCTGCGACGTCGCGCGCGACCGGATGCGTCGTGTACAGCCAGTCATGCAGCGCGGCGGCGGCGTGCGCCGTATCGCCAACGATGTCGAACGCGATCGGGATGCGCGGCACGCTCGCGAAGTCCGTCACGAAACCCACGGGCACGATGAAAACCTGATTCGCAACGTCAGATTGATAGATCAGTGCGCTTTTGAGCTGCCAGGAGCCGCGGTCGCTGTTCGCGCTGTCCGACAGCAACATGACGTCCAGATCGGTGAGAAATTTGCTCATGTGATGGTGATCGCTCCGCTATTTCCGTTGACGTCGGCGACGGTGAGCGTCCCGGTGATCTCGCGCACCGAGCCGGCTGTGAACTGGAATTGCGCGATCGCCGTTTCGCATTCCGGCACCTTTAGCGCCTCGGTGTTGAACGCGTTCTGCACCACCGCGAGGTTTGGCGCGGCGCCGAGGATCGACGGATACCGGATGCCCTGCGTCGTGTCGTAGTAGACCTCGCCATTCCATGCCCGGCAGCGCGTTGCGACGTCCTGCGCGAGCCGCATGCCGGGCCCGGTCTGCGCGCTCGCCGGCGTGGCATCGCCTACGGTCGCAATGTTGCCGTAGGCGTCGACGTCCAGATCCCAGAGCGATGTGTCGAGCGCGAGAGTATCCATGCTGGCGGCGTGTTACTTCGCGACGGTCGTCGAGGCGGCGAACGGTGCGGCGGCGCCACTGACGGCCGCTTCGTTCGCGGCGCAGAACACGCCGTTCACGGCCGCGCCGGTCGCGAGCACACCATTACCGGTCGCGGTCGCAGTACCCGCAACGGTCGGCTGAACGACCTTGCAGCCGTTCGCAATCAGCGTAGCGGCCTGCGCCATGGTGGCATTGAGCTGGTCGGTGGTGACAGTGCTACAGCCGGCAAGCGCCGACACGGACAGGACGACAGCGGCGAGGAGCGAACGTTTCATGGACAAAGACCTCCTTATGGTGTAGCCGCCATCATAACGCGAAATCGCGCTTTGCTACACCTTCGTCTGATCTGGCCCTTTGCCTTGTCCGAATGACGATCTATGACAGAATGACATGACAATATATATTATGAATTAGTATCTGTGATCTTAGAGTGATCTAATTTACCTATATATATACCAGTAGACCTTATAGGAGGTCTCCTGAAATGTCGTTGTCACGCGTCATTTTGTCATTCGCGTCATGGTGACGATAGACGAGCGCTATCGAAAGAGTCGTGCAATTGCGTTACACTCGCGCGTATGAACTACCGCGTGCAGCCCATCAAAGCGTCCCTCGTTGCCGATCTGGTCGAGTTGATCAACATCAACCTGGCGGACCTGTTGCGCGTGCAGGTTGTGGCGTGCCCGGACTGCGGCGGCCGCGGCACGATCGGCGGTGAGGTGCTCGCCGATGGCGTAATTCGCGATGACGGCACGCTGATCACCTGCGCGTCCTGCGGCGGCGTCGGCGCGGTCGAGCGCTATGTCATGAATCACGAGAAGCTCAAGACCGAACGCTTCGGGCGCCTCGTCGAGGGGTTCGACGTCAAGCACGGCCAGCTCGTCCCGAAGATGCGCTCGAAGGACAAGGCTTTCGCGATGCTGACGAAACTGCTCGGATTCGATAAGGCCGTGCTCGAGATCGCGAATGCTTCGACTTTCGCCGAAACCTTGTCGGTCGAGCAGCGTGCGACATACGTCGAGCAGCTCAAGGAATTAGCGCAAGCGGGGCTGCTCGATGCAGGTTGATACCGACACATCAGTCGAGGACCGCGAGCCCGCTAGCGAGGCTGTAATCGATCCAGTGGACTTCCTGACGCAGATGGCGCGGACCAATTTCGCGGCGTTTGTGACGGCCGTCCATCGTCCGCGGTTCCGGCACTCGGCTTTCTCGGCGCGCGTATGCCGCGCGGTCGACCGATTTGTCAACGACGTGATCGCTGGCAAGCGCCCGGTGCTGATGCTCACCGCGCCGCCGCAGCACGGCAAGTCGTCGCTGATTTCACGCTGCCTGCCGCCGTACCTGTTCGGCCGCCTGTCGGGCGTGCTGCCAGACGTGCGCATCGCCTGCGCCTCGTACGCGCTGCCCCTCGCGCGGCGCAACACGCGCGACGCAAACTCGATCATGGGCGAGCCCGTCTACCGGGCGATCTTTCCGCATGTATCGCTGATCGGTCACAACGGCGTCGACAACGCCGACGGTTTCGACGTGCCAGGTGGCGGCGGCCTGAAGGGCGTCGGCGTCAAAGGTTCGCTCACCGGCTTTTCGGTCGAAGTCGGCATCATCGACGATCCGACCAAAGACGCGCAGGACGCGCTTTCACCCGTCGTACAGGATGGCATCGAGGCGTGGTATGAGTCGGTGCTGCTCACGCGCCTGCAATCGCGCTCCGGGACAGTCATCATCGGCACACCCTGGTCGGCAAACGATCTGATTGCGCGGGTGCGGCGCAAGATGCGCGATGACTCGCGTTTTACACTGCTGTCGTTTCCCGCGCTCAACCTGCCGGGCGAGACCGGCTACAACCCGGAGTTGCCCGAGGGCGCGCTCGTGCCGCACCTGCACGACGAAGCGAAGCTGCGCGAAATGAAACGCCACATGTCCGAGTTCTGGTGGTCGGCGATGTATCAGCAGGTGCCGCTCGCCGAGTTCGGCGCGATCTTCAAGCGTGAGCACCTGCAATATTACCGGCGCGCAGACTTGCCGCAGACGTTTCAGCAGGTGTGCATGTCGGTCGACGCGACGTTCAAGGACGGCGAGGCGAGCGATTATGTGTTCGTCGGCGTGTGGGGTAAGACTGCCGACGATCGCGTCTGGCTGATCGACTGGCGCCGCGAGAAGCTCGCTTTCATGAACACCGCGCGCGCCATTCTCGACCTGAAGAAAAAGCACCCGCGCGTGATGCGCGTCTACATCGAGGAAGCGGCGAACGGCGCGGCGCTGATTGACATGCTCAAGAAGCACATCGTAGGTCTCGTGGGCGTGCCGCCGCTCGGCTCGAAAGAAGCTCGAGCCCACGCCACATCATGGGTATGGGAAAACAAGTGTGTGATGCTGCCGCATCCCGAGGAGCAGCCGGGCATTGTCGCGATCGTCGACGAGATTACGTCATTCCCCGACACAGTGACCGGCCACGATGACAGCGTCGACGGCATGACGATCGCACTGCAGCAACTCTGCCTGCGCTCGCCGATCGCCGCGCTGATCACGAATGACGTGCTACGCGCTGCGCGCGGATAGTGTGCTATCGTTGCGGTAATCGGATAGGCACGGACTAACAATGTCGCGCAAAAACCCTTACCTCGCATCGACTAAAACCGCACAACCTGCTGAAGTAGCCGCACCGGCGCAGCCTGCGCAGGGCGCTGAAACCTCACGCGCCGCACGAATGGCACTCGCGATCGATGCCGCGCCGCGCGACCCGCGCGGGCCGTCGCTACAACTCGCCGAGTCCTATCGCGTCGAGCCCGATCGCTACACCGCGCGCGAGCGCGAAGCCGCCAGTATGGCGATGGACTTCAATGGACAGGCGAGCAACGCACTCACATTCGTCGAGAATACAGGTTTCCCGGGCTTTCCGACGCTGTCGTTGCTCGCGCAGCTGCCCGAGTATCGAACCATGCACGAAACGCTCGCCGACGAGTGCGTGCGCTGTTGGGGCAAGGTCGTGTCCGCTGGCAGCACCGATGCCGGCAAGCTACAGGAGATCGAAGCCGAACTTGAGCGCGTCGATATTCTCTCGATCGTGCGGCAAGCCGTAATCCATGATCAGGCGTTCGGCGGCGCGCACGTCTATTTCAAGCTGAAGGGCGACAAGGACTCACGCGAGCTGCCGATGCTCATGAAGCCGTACAGCGTGCCACAAGGCTCGTTTGAAGGGTTGCGCGTGGTCGAGCCGTATTGGGTCACACCAAACTATTACAACTCAATCGATCCGACTGCCGCCGACTTCTACAAGCCGTCAACCTGGTGGATGATCGGCATTGAGGTTCACGCCACGCGCATGCAGACGCTCGTGTCGCGCCCGGTGCCCGACATGCTGAAGCCGACCTACTCGTTCCGCGGTGTGTCGATGACGCAGCTCGCGATTCCCTACGTCGACAACTGGTTGCGCACGCGCCAGAGCGTAAGCGACACGGTCAAACAATTCTCGATCAGCGGCGTCAAGACTGACTTGCAGCAGTCGCTACAGCCGGGCGCCGGGCAGGATCTCGCGAATCGCGCCGGCCTGATCAACGCCTATCGGGACAATCGCAACATCATGTTTCTCGACATGGCGACCGAAGAATTCTTTCAGGTCAACACGCCGCTGTCGGGGCTCGACGCACTCCAGGCGCAGGCACAGGAGCAAATGTCGGCCGTCTCGCACATTCCGCTCGTCAAGCTGCTCGGCGTCACGCCGACTGGTTTGAACGCGTCGAGCGAAGGCGAGATTCGTGTGTTCTATGACTACGTGCGCGGCTATCAGAAAAACGTGCTCATGTCGCTCATGCTGAACGCGATCCGCGTGGCACAGCTCTCGCTTTTTGGTGAGATCGACCCGCATGTGATCTGGGAATGGGCACCGCTGCTCGAACTGACGAAGCTCGAAGAAGCCGACGCGCGCGCGAAGGACGCCGACACCGATGCCAAATACGTCGAAATGGGCGCCGTCACACCGGACCAGGTCGCCGAGGTGCTGCACAACGATGCACACTCGCGCTACGCCGGCATTCTCGAAACCGGCGAGACACTCGAAACGACGGCCGACGAGGATATCCCGCAGATTACGCAGCACATTCTCGGCATCGGTGCAGGAGACCCCGACGTCGGTGGTGGGCCGCTCCTGGAGAACTCGCCGCAGGACGACATGGACGAGGCAAACGGGCGCCTCGCCGGTATGCTTTCGCTGACGGAACCGCAGAACAACCCGGCCGCGCCGTCTGGCGCAAACTCCGACCCGACGATCACCGACCCGAATATGCAGAACGATCCGGGCGAGATCGACGGCAACCCTGACGACCTGCAATCGGCGCAGTAATGGAACTGCGCAATCCCGGCAAGCGCGACAAGACACTCGCGCCGATCACACCCAACGCGCAGACGCGCCTGAAGTACGCGCGCGAGCTCGACAAGGCGATCGTCAACATGCAGGCGTCGTATGAGTGGTGGATCAGCGCACGCTACCGCACGGCGCTCGAGGCGAACCAGGAAGCAGGCCGCCTCGCGATGGATGCCGCGCCGGGCGAGTCCGCGCGCGGCCTGTTCGCCGAGCTCGCGCGGCTGCGCAAGTACTGGACGAAATACTTCGACGGATTCGCAAAGAAGCTCGCCGAGCAGGCGACCGAGGCCTGGTACAAGGACAATGCCACGCAGTGGCAAGGCAAGCTCAAGCGCGCCGGATTCGACGTGCCGATGCAACTCACGCCAAGTCAGCAGCTCATTCTGAAAACGAAGATCCCCGAGAATGTCGCGCTGATCAAGTCGATTCAGGAGCAATATCACAACGACATCGAAGGGATCGTCTCGCGCAACTTCCTGAAGGGTCGCGATTTGCACTCGATGGCCGAGGAGATCAAGAAGCGCGGCAAGGTCTCGCAGAATCGCGCCGCGTTTATCGCGCGCGATCAGGCGAACAAGGCGACGTCACAGATGAACGACGCGCGGCAGCGCGAGCTCGGCATCAAATACGCGGTGTGGCAGCACTCGACCGCCGGCAAGGAGCCGCGCGAGAAGCACGTGCGCGCGGGGCGCGAACAGTGGGTATTCAAGATTGGCGAGGGGATCGACTTTCACGACCAGTTCGGCACGGTGTTGCCGGGCGAGGCGATCAATTGCCGGTGCACGTCGCGCTCGATCATTCCCGCGCTCGGACGCGGTGATATCGAATCGGACGAAGATTTGGAACCGGTGCCCGGCTATCCGGGCGCGTATCGCGCGAAGAAAGGCAAGTCGGCAGGTAAGAAACAGCAACAGGACGTGACGAAAACCCGCTCGCCGGCGGGCTCTTCTGTCAAATACAGTTAGCGGCCGTCGCGCTGCAAAAGTGTCGGTACGCGCTTGAAATATTCGTACATTTGCCGCAACAGTTCGGCCTGTTGCGCATACAAGCTGCGGCCAGTCAATTCGTGGCCCAAGGCGTAGATAGCAGCGCGCATATAGTCGTCCGTGTAAAACGCGCCGAAATGGTACAGCCGAATGTTGGTTCCAACGCGATACGGCGCCGGCACGCTGTTGTTCCAGATCATCTTCAGAGTGTTGAACAAGTGGCTGGTGTCCATTTTAGAAGGCGCGTGTAGCACGCCTTTACTATCGCGCCATGCAAAGTTATCCACA